AATGGAATATGGATAATCAAAGATTTAATGGGTCCTAAAAAGACTAAATCTATTGATTTTCTAATGCCCAGGGATAGCAAGTATTTTAATAATCCATGTAAAGTTAGAATTTATAGAGTTCGAGCTTAATCTTTAAAAGTTTAACCCGAGTGTTTAGGAGCTGAAATGGATTATTCAGTTTACACTGATGGAGCCTACTCTCCCAGCATTAATGTTGGTGGAGTGGGCTTTATTATAATTAGGAATGATAAGGTTGTTGCACAGTTTTCAAAAGCTTATAAGGGAACAACTAATCAGAGGATGGAACAGCTTGCAGTAGCTATTGCTTTAGAATCAATAAAGGAAGCTGATAGTGTACAAGTTTATTCTGACTCTGCTTATGTTGTTAATACTTATAATTGTGGATGGAGCAGAAAGAGCAACCTAGATTTATGGTTACGAATAGATAAACAATTAAAAAGATTAAACAATGTTTCATTTCATCACGTAAAAGGTCACAGTAACAATGAGTACAACGAAAAGTGTGATTTCTTCGCTCGAGAAGCAGTTGAAGCTTATAGACGACGTAATGGATAATTTTGATTTCCATAAAGTCTATAAAGTCATGAAGATGCTTAAATGGACATGGGCATTCTCTGAAAACGGAGTTCCAGAGGAATATGAACTTCGTAAACATGCTAGATCTGAATTAAACAGAGTTCTAGCAGAAGTCATTGGAGGCTATAATGAATTTCAAACTTCCTGTGGAGGCTTTGAAGCTCATGCTAAACGCTGGCCTGCAGAGAAAGAAGGAGAAAAACCATGTATTCAATTAACATTAAAATTTGTTCTCACTGAATGGGACGCTGACACAAGCTATGACGATTGAGCAAGAAGATTTTCGTTTGACTAACGATGGACAAAGTACGCATTGGGACTTGGAAGTCCTTAAGACTATCCGCCCTAAAGGTGGGCCAGAACGCCAAGAATTTCAAATTATTGGTTATGGTTATCCACTGGAAACTGCTATTGGAGTAATTATTAATTACCGTTTGTCCAGGAAGAAAGATGCATATACACTTAAGGAGTATCTGCAAGATTATAAAATAGTAAAAGATTCTTTAACAAATTTACTTAAAACTTAACTGCAATGATTAAGAAAAAATTAACCGGAACTAAGGTGTGCAAGTGCGAAAGCTGTGGAAAGTACACCACCCACAATCTTTTTAATCGCAAAGATAAATCATATCGTTGTACTATTTGTGGTCATATCAAGAGAAGATGAGAATTATTGAATCTGAGCAGACTACTTTAGATGAACCTAAAGTAGTAGAGCCCGAAGTAAAAGAACCTAAGGAAGATAAACCTAAGGGAGATTCAAATTTATCAGATGAATTGTTTGACCTATCTAGACAGCTTTATGATTTAGGTAATAAGGTTAACAAATTAGCCACTAAAATTAGTAAATCTTGTTAATTATGAAGACTATTTATAGAATAGATAAGTTTACAGATTTTAACGGAGTAGAAAGAGAGTTCATTATTGCTGCCGTTAGCGTAGATACTGCGAAAGATTGCAAGGATATGTTTATTAATGAATCGTTTGTTTCATTATCAAACGACATGGATGTTTGGGATCTTAAAGCTCCTAAACTCTTGTTGCTTGGAGTAGCAGTTAGAAATGCTAACGATACTTATGATGAAGAATTAGGCATGAAGATTGCTCTGGGTAAAGCGCTGAAAGTGCTTGATGATCCAGATAAACAAACTGGCAAGATTATTGCAGTAAGCGATAAGGGTCTTATCAATTCTGCGGTAGTTGACGCTATCCTGGATCAGGAAGCTGCTTACTTCAAACGCAATCCTGGCAGTTACATTACCGGTTATGACAAAAAGGCAAAGAAATAGAATTGTATTAATCGCATTAATAATTGTATTTCTGGTTATTTTTTGGTCAATCAGGGATAAGCATTCTACTCTAAGTATAACTGAAACTGATTCTATTGAATGTGTGAATGATACTTTAAAACAGAAGCTTAAAGAGATTGATTCTATATTAGTAATTAGTAAATATGATTATGAAACGAAGTATAATTCTGTTACTAACCAATCTGTTGATAGCGATTGCGTCTTTTTCTCAGACTACTTATCCGAAAAATTTAAATGATTCTTTAGTTATTATTACTGCAGAACAACTTAAACAGACTAATTTAGTTTTTGTAGAACATGAATTTTTAACTAAAGAAAATTTACTTCTTAAGGACAAGATTAATCTGCAAGATAGTTTAATATATAATTATTCTAAAATAGATTCTATTCAGAAGAATAATATAATTAAACTAAGTAGCGAAGTTGATTTTGCTAATAATAAAATTAATAAATTAGAGAAGCAATTTAAATACTATAAGCCTGTTGCTTGGATAAGTAGTGGAGCACTAGTTATTTCTTTATTAATTTTATTATTGAAATGAGTAGTTCAACATTGCCTAAAGATTCTCAAGGAATAATTTATAAGTTTCCTAATAGAACTTGTAAAGAATGTATTAGATATCCTTGTTTTGATGGTATTGAAAATATGAGCTGCGACTTTGCTAAATACGGATGTAGAAAATATACTGACTAAAACTGTTCATGCAGAATTAGTTACATATAAGCATGGATGTTGGGGATATATCACCTATGTCTTTAAAGACTTAGATACTAATGAATATATAAGCTGCACTAGATTTCCACATTGGGATTGTCCAGATTTAAGTGTTGGAGATGTAGGTTTCCTTAAGTTTAGAGAAGTAAATGCAGGAACTAGTAAATGGTATAATAAGGACACTGGTACATTTATCCCTTACAGATATACTGGAGTACATTTTCTAGATTTTGTTTATGAAAAACCTAAAAAAGATATTATAATGTAAAAGATCCTTTAATATGTCAAGTTAACAATAAACTAAAATGATAGTTGGAGAAAGACTGAAAGAAGCTTTGGCTAAAAAGGAAAATGATATTAATTCTTTCATTTGGAAAGGTCAAAAAGTTAAAAATAGCAACGGAGATTTTGAACAGGAAGAGATACGATTAGTTGATTGTTCTCCAGAACAATTACGTTCTTTTTATAAACATTGTGAGTCTATGCTATATAATACTAGCAGGGAGAATCCCGGAAGGTATGCTTTGTTAGATATCATAGAGGAACAAAGATCGAAATGTAACGCTGAACTATTTTTACGTTGGCTTTCCGATGAGAAAGGAATTCCTAGATATTCTTTCCTTACAGCTCTTAAAGAGTTCTTAGACAACAATCCATCTGTAGACAGAGATAATGATCCTATTGCTTATGCTGTAGGTGAATGTCCTGTTGAGTTTCAAAATTTAACCATTTCTACTGTATTAGAGGCTTGTTTAGATATGCTGGGCAAGTTCTCTAAACAGCACATTACTCTTACTTTCTTACTTAAACAAGGTATTTGGGCAAGTGAGGAAGAGAAAGAGAAGCTGAATAAAGATAAGATCAAATTAACTCCTGATTTTATCAGAGAGTACTTGGACTTAAAGCCTACTGCAAGTGTTCGAGTAAATTCTAAAGGCTTATCTTTAGCTCAAATGAAGGCTATGATTACTCTTAAGAGTAAGAAATATTCTGAAATGAGTACTATTCAGCTAAAGACTTTACGTAACAGAATATTATTCTCTTTAGAGAATGATGTGAAGTTCCATATAAAGCAATGGGAAAATCGTGAACGTCAGATTAAGTTAGTTCTAGAATCTAAGGGCCAGTCAATTTAATGGCTGAGCAGCTAAGCTTATTCGATCTTCCTTCTAGTAGAACACAGCGACAACAAGCGGCAGTAGACACTTGGGTTGCTAATAAGTGTAAAGGAGTAATCAATGCTGCTGTAGGATTCGGTAAAACTCGTATGGGTTTAATGGCTATACAGAGATTTTTATCTAAGAATCCTACAAAGAAAGTGTTGGTCGTAGTTCCTAGTGATCCTATCAGGCTTCAATGGATTAAAGAGTTGCAAAACTGGAATTTATCTGGAGAAGTTAGAACTATGTATGATACAAGCAGGAACAAGTATGAGTGTGATTTATTAGTACTCGATGAAATTCATCGTTGTGCTGCTGATTCACTTTACAATACATTTGAGAATGTGAAGTTTAAACTTATACTTGGATTAACTGCAACTTTTGAAAGACTAGATGGTAGAGACAAACTTATTTCTAAATATTGTCCAGTAATTGATACAATAACCACAGAAGAAGCGATCTCCAACGGGTGGTTATCTGATTACAGAGAGTATTTAGTTTTAATACAACCTGCCGATATTGAAGTATACAGAAACTTCAATAAGGAATTTACAGAACATTTTTCGTTCTTTAATTTTAATTTTCCCGTAGCTATGTCTTGTGCTACTGATTGGAAATATCGTGTTAGATATGCCAAAGAGCACAATTTAGAAGTGAAAACAGTTCTAATACATGCTATGGGTTTTAGTAGAACTTTACAGGCTAGGAAGAAATATATTAACAATCATCCTAGAAAGATAGAACTTACCAATTTAATTCTCGAACATAGGCAAGATAAGAAGTGTGTTACATTTTCTGCTACTATTGCTATGGCTGAGCAAATTAAATATGGTAAGGTCTATTCTGGTAAAGATTCTAATAAAAAAGGAAGAATAACTCTTGAGGAATTTATTAACCAAGATAGTGGGACTCTAAATACTGTTATGAAGTTAAATGAAGGATTTAATGATCCTTCTTTATCTGTTGCTGTTATTCTAGGAATGAATAGTAGTAAGACAGTAAAGACTCAGCGTCGAGGTAGAGTTCTAAGAGCACAAGAAGGTAAGGTTGTCGAAATCTTCAATCTAGTTATTAAAGGTACTGTTGAAGAACAATGGTTTCAAAATAGTGTAGGCAGTAGTAACTACATAACCATTGATGAAAATAATCTTATTAATTTATTAGAAGGAAGAGATGTAATTAAGAAAAAGAATAAACAGACATCGATGCTGTTTAGGTTTTAATTTGCGTATGTAACGATCACACTCCGAAAGGAGGCTAAACGGTTTACAGTTAAATAGATAGTTTATTTATTAATTTAAATCTATTTATTTAATTGGAATTACTTGAGTTAGGACAGCAATTATCTTTAATGGAACGTTATAAATTAACGGCCGAAGAAGTATTTTTGTTAGAACTATTGTTTTTAGCAAGCATTGAAGAAGGGCACCAAGAATATTTAGTTCGCTATTATTCTATAAGTAAACTTATCAATGTTTCTATAAGAGATTTATTAATCAGTCTACAAAAGAAAGGAATAATAAATAAAAGTTTCAAAGTTCCAAATGTTGGTGAAACTCTGGACCCAGAATCTATTGAATTTAATAAGACTTTCTTACATAACTATCGTAAATTTAGTGGTGAACTTGGTAAAGAATTTTTTAACACTTATCCGTCTATAGCCATTATAAATGGGTCTGAGGCGCCATTAAAAAATTATGGTAAGAAGTTTTCGTCAGAAGAGGATTTCTACTTTATGTATGGAAAGTCAATAGGTTGGAATTTAGAGAAGCACAAACATATATTGGAACTTATATCGTGGGGAAAAGAAAACGGATGTAATCTGTTAAATATGAATATCGCCGATTTTGTTATTAGTAAGATGTGGCAAAGTATTGAAGAACTCAAAGATGGAAATGGTATGATGTCTTTTGATACAACTACAATTATATGACGGGCAAACAGCGATTATTTGATCTTATTGATAAGGGTAGAGTAGGTAAGAATATAGGATTATCTATTGGATTACCAAAGTTGGAATTATATATGGATGGATTATTGCCAGGTACTTCTTATCTAATAGCTGCACAAAGTGGCGTAGGTAAGAGTACCTTTAGTTTGTATTCATTTATTTATAAACCGCTAATGGATTATCAAACAGATAAAGAAGTAGACAGAGATCCTTATTTCATAATGTTTAACTTAGAGATGACTCAAGAGCAAATTTATGCTAAGTTATTATCTATGTATATTTATGAACATTTTGGAGAACAATTAACTTATAAAGAGTTATTCTCTAGAGGTAAGGATACTAGGTTGACTGATGATCATTATGATTTAGTAAAACAATGCGGTGAATTTCTTGATTTACTAGATGAGCGTTTGATATTTCATGATTCAATATTAAATGCAGAACGATATAAAAATTGTGTAATTAAGGATTTACAAAGGTTTGGAAGATTTACTCAAGAGGGTGAATATATTCCAGATAATCCTGATAGGATAATATGTGTATTTGTTGATCATATGAGTCTTACTAGAGCTAGTAATGGCCGAAGTAAGAAGGAAGAAATGGATTTAATTTCATCTTATTCTGTTCAAATGAGAAATAGGTATAATATATCTCCTATACATATTATGCAGTTTAATCGCAATGCAAATAATCCAGAAAGACTTAAGCAAGCTATGCAAGAGCCTGACAGTTCTGACTTTAAAGATTCAGCAGCAATGTATGAGGATAGTCACGTTGTGATTGCCTTACATGCTCCTATAAAGTTCAAGTTATCTAGTTATAGAGGATATAACATAAAGGAGCTTGGTCATAATTTTATAGCAGCAATTCTGCTAAAATCAAGGTTTGGAACTTCAGATATTGCAGTTGGCTTAGGTTATTATGGTGATTGTTCTATATTTAAAGAACTACCCAAGCCTGATCAGATTAACGATTACGAAAGGTTCAAATCCCCAGACTGGACTTTATCAGATACAGAAGTTAAGAATATAACATTTACGTTGTAAAGTGAGTAATTTTGTTGTAGTATTAGGAGCTAGTGGTCATGGCAAGAGTACTAGCATCAAATCTTTAAACCCAGAGGAAACTATTGTCATTAATGTATTAGGTAAGCGTCTTCCTTTTAAGGGAAGTGCAAAAGCCTATAATTCTGAGAAGAAGAATCTGTTTAAGGTGTCTTCTTGGGATAAAACTATTGTACTGTTAGACAAGATAAATAAATTAGATCGAATCAAAAACATTATCATTGATGATGGTATTTATCTTATGCGTAATGAATTCTTTGAAAGAGCATCAGAACGTGGTTATGATAAATATAATGAGCTCGCAGATCATTTTAGAAGGATAATTCAGAAGTGTTCTAGTCTTAGAGATGATCTAAATATATTTATGATGTTGCATACAGAACCAATAGAGACTGATGGAGGCATTAGGAGTTATAAAGCCTCAAGTGTCGGAAAATTAT